TTGCATATTGTGTTTGCAATTCAGTTGCATTTTCAATTGGATTTCCGTTTGCTTTTACATATACATAAGCAGAACCTCCTATTCCTCCCTCTTCTCCTGCTGAGTTGAGCTCGGTAATGATATCTTTTACATCTTGAACGAGATATCTTTCATTTCTTCTTTGAACAGAACCTAAAATTTTAGATCTTTGTTGAATAGCCATAATTTATTTATTTTTTAATTGTTTAACTTCTGCTGACAACTCTTGTACAGCCTTAACTAAAATTGGAATAAGTTTACCATAAGAAGCCTCAAGCTTCTCAGGATTTGACTCATAAACAAGTTTTAATACATCAGCCATATCAGCATCTTCTTGAGAAGCTTTAAGGTCTTGTGCGATAAAACCGAAGTCAGCGATATCATGTCTTCCTTCTTCATCACGCTCATCCCATACAAATTCAACAGGACGAAGACCATTAATGAAATCTAATCCTGCACGTAGTTCAGTTACATCTTTTTTATCACGAGCATCAGACAATGAAGTAATTGTTGTTACAGCGCAACGAAGAGCAACTGTAGAAGGTCCGCCTAATGTAATTTCATTTGAAACACTACCTGTGGATGGACTACCACCAAGGCAAGTATTTGACTGACCTGTAATAGTACCTGCTGAGTTTCCTGAATTGCCTCCGATTAAAATATTATTATTTCCTGTAGTTACAGTTCCTCCTGCACCATTCCCAATGAATGTATTTCCTAATCCTGTGCTTACATTTCCACCACAAGCAGCGCCAACAAAAGTATTAGCTGAACCTGAGCTTAAATTAAAACCTGCGTTATACCCAAGAGAAGTATTAGCGGTAGAACCAAAATCACCTACTCTAGAACCTTTACCAAGCGCTGTTGATTGAGCGGACATTAACAATCCACCTGCATCTGAAATCTGCATTGTATTATTATTCAATGCAATTTTTACTCCTTTTACATTTATAACATCTGTACCTACTGTAAAAGGCACTATTGTATCTACATTTATTTGACTCATAATTATTTATTTTAAAATTATATAATATTTAAAGTTGTTCCCGTAGGAACTGTTAATGTACCGCTCATCAATAGCGGTCCAGTATAGTTTACTGTTGCTCCAGCAGGAAGAGTAATATCCTCTGTAATAGCACCAACAATAGTAAAGCCATTAGCCCAAATACTTGTGCCAAGTACTTGTTGACCGCCGCCACCGCCGCCTGAATTAATTTCAGTGATAATATCATTGACATCTAGTACAAGGTATCTTTCATTTGTACTCTGACCAAATCCTTTTAGTCTAGATCTTTGTTGAATAGGCATAACTAATTATTTTATAGCAAAGATAATTGTTTTTAGTTCAATATTTTTAGGATGCGACCCGTGCGTTTATCCACCTTCGCCAACTTCATGCGGTAATTCGTTTCCTTTGATTGCACATACTTCGTAACTACGTGCGTTTCTTTGTCCTGTGACTTAATATTTTCAGGCTCGTACCTTGCGTGTGACTGTGAATTAATATATGCAAAGCCAATAGCAAAGATGGCATCATCATAATCATATCTAGTATCCGCTGCTTGATATCTAGTTTGGCGATGGCTAGTTGAGCTCTTTAAATCTTTCTCCACGAAGGTCTTCAGCTGCTCCCACAGCCATGGAACATCTATATTGATGCCGTAGGCATCAATCATTTCCTCGACTTTTGCAATAATCCTCGGTGCTGTGTTAGCTTTGTTGGAAATGCCAAACCATTTCCCACCATAAGTTTGAAAATATTCGGGTAGCTGCGTATTTGCGGTGAATTTATTTTTAAATCCGTGTATTTCTTGGAAGTCTACGTGCATATCACCGATGTTATTCTCCACTAATTCTTTTACACCGCCTCTTTTTTGCTGATCGTAGTACAGACTTTGCAAAAGTACCTGTAGGTAGGTGTACTTAAACTTGCGGTCCCTATGGAATACTACAGAGGAAACAGAATTAGTCAATGAATCCCATATGGCACTACACATCATGGAGTGACCTGTCTCTGAGTTGATGGGGTCAGTCCCTTGATACCAGCGATTCTTCCATATTTCACCGTTTGGTGGGTGATGTACGATCATTGCTGTGGTGGATACATCTTCTCTACCTGATGTATTGATCCATCTAGCGCCTGTAATGCGATATTCGGTGATTAGGTCCGGTGTTGGCTGCGACATATCCATGATAGGCTCGAAGTAACCATACTCTATAGGCACATCTTTGCCGTATATGGTACTTAATCTTTCGTTACAGTAATGAATCGGAACGAGCGTTCTTGCTTTTCGCAGGAACATATCGTCAATTGTGATAGGATAATGCTGGTGGAACTGAACTTTGGCAACTTCTCCTTTCTTGGTTCCTTCCAATGCAAGGTATGCTTTACGTTCGTTGTTGATGTGCTCGTCTGTGACACCTCTTCGTGCATAGGCGTTGAAGAATAATGGTATGATTCCATACTCGTAGTTTTTATCCCTCCACTGACTGAGTGCCATCTTGAACTCTGCTTCGAATACAGAGCCCCCTTTGTCCATTTCACCTCCTGTACCCCATGCTAAGAACTGCTGTTGCATGGTCATTTTGCCAGTTTCCGGGTTGTACTTAAATAAAGCAGGTCGACCTTCACGCATCATCTCACCGAATATGTCGAATAGACCAATCTCATCGATAAATACTGCCGATGGCGAACCCCCGTTGATTGCATCTACCTGCGGACTATCTACCTGAAAGCGAGATGCACCACCTTCGTCACGACCTTTCTTATCACCCTTCTTATCGAATGACATTACCTGGTCTGTCCAGTTCTTTACGTCCTGAGCAATGTAGTCAGGAATTTTAGTGTAGGTCCACTTTACTTTATCTCGGAAGATCTCGACACCTTTATCTTTGGAGTGGGTAACGAATTTAATGAAGTAGGACTTGTTGAGGTTTACTCTTTTCATCCCTGCAAGACACATCGTAGTGGTAAAACCAATTTGTCGGGCTTTACCAATCATCATGGAGTATCCGCAGTCGAATAAGAATAGGAGTACTTTCTGTGCATCCCACGCCTGATAGCGCAGCATACCGTTTTCGGCTTTATCTTCTTTAATAAAACCGTACTTGTTACAGAAGTATAGTGTGTTGTCGTTACATTTCTGTATCTCTGTGGCCAGCCAGTTGTATTGATCTTCTTCGTTGTCGAAGTCGGTTAACATGGTATCATCCTGTAACCAGATCCTAGCTTGTTCGCAGTATAAATCGAAAGGCTTAAAACTTATCTTGTTCTGCCAACCGCTGTTGATGCTATCAACCCAATCCACAAATGGTTTTGGGTAATCAAATTCAGCATGGTTAGGCTTCCAGTCTGTGGTAAGTATTGGCCTTCGAGCTACACCGTCTTTAGTTTGACGCATATAGTCTAGTTTATTAACCTCTTCTTTTGCTCATTCTGCCTTGCATCTTTTCTTCAGCATATTCAGAAGCGGCTCCTTTATATGATTTAGGAAGAGGCTTAGAAAGAGGAGCAGCTGTTCTTTTCTCTGCGGAAACAGAAACAGATGTTGGCTTTAATGTAGGCATAGAGCTCATAGGAGTTCTTTTTGTTCTTGAAACTTCTTTGAGTGTGCTCTGCATTTTAGGATAACCAGTTGTTTTTCCTAATTCTTTACCAACTTTGTTTCCGTATGAAGTATTTTTATTTGGAACAGGGTTGTTGTTTTTGCTTTTAGGATCACCAGGTCCATTTGCTGCACGATTCGCAGCTGCTTGAATTTTAGATTTTAGATTCATCATTTAAAAATTAATAGTTCTTCATTCCTTTTTTCATCGCAGGTTTGGTAGATTTACCCTTAGGCATTTTTTCCATTTTACCTTCGCCTTTAGCCATCGCTTTCTCAATAGCTTTTCCGATTTTCTTTTTCATCATTGGTTTCATAACAAATAATTTAATTAATCACAATACTTTTTGTCTTTGGTATTCTTGTACATCAGCTTAAATCCAGGCTTACAAGCACAAGACATATCTTCCTTAAGGCTATTAGGCGATGCCGGACGGCCTTCTACACGACCTTGTCCAAGGTAGCTTCCGTTCTTCTTAGGGTTAGATGCCCAGTATTTATCTCCTTTCATATCAATGTATTTGACACAAATATACAAATAATTGGGACAAAAAATAAGGGGGCTATTACACCCCCTTAAATCAAAACAACATATACAAACAAAAAACAAGAGTTCAAATATAGTAATTATAATGGAAATTTAATACTATCGATTAATTTTTCTGTTCGATCAGTATTATTTTTCCTATCAACTACTCTTCTGGTATCTATAATAAGTATTCTACTGCCAATTGGTTTCACAGGTGCGCCACGCTCAACGTGCCATCCTTTAGATCCATCACCGAACTCTTCTTTGTAAGTTCCGGTAATCATCATGTGTATTTGCTTTTGCTTACTTGACCATCCATTTGCAACTGTATGTTCGATGGTATCCCTAGCAACATTGGTGCATTTGTTCTCGTGGATATGTCCCATCGCAAACACTTCAAAGTCCTCATACATTTCTAGGGCACGAGTAAGGTTGATTTCGCCGCGTGTAACTATACCCCCACCTCCACTTCCATGGAAATATCGCACTTTGGTAGATGTACGACTATTAGGTCTAGTGGTTTGATTTACTACAAGCCATCCACCGTATCCTCCGGTCTGAACGTTAGTATGGTTTTTGTAATTAAGAAGGTCAACAAAGCGCTGAAGTACATCTGTCTCATGGCGTTTAAGTATTGCGGTTTCGTGGTTGCCATATCCGACAACGGTAATTAGGTGTGCGTATGGGGTAAAGAAATCTACAGCTGTTTCTATGATAGAATCTAGGTAGCGAACGTTGTTATGCTCAGGACGGATATCAGATTTTGTACCCCTTGGGTCCCATTTCCCCTGCATAAGACAGAAGGTATCCCCGTTAAACATCATCGGAATAGATTCTCTAAGGCAATAATCTAAATCTCTCTTGAGTAGTTTCCAATCGCACTTAGGATTGTCCCAGTGGATATCGCTGAACATAGCGAGTTTAACTTTAGTTCCATTTATCTTTAGTTCGTGGATGTTTTTTGAGTGTCTAATTAATTCCATTTAGTCGTTATTTGAGTACTGCTCATCTAGTTCCTCATTCCGTTGAGGCATACGATCAAATTCTTTTACGCAGTAGAAGAGCTTCTTAATTGTTCCTTTGTAAAAGTATATAGGGTTGACCATGTAGGTTCGGCGATTTTTTTCGGTTGTAAATCTAATAATATCTTTGGCACAAAGTTCTTTGATGCTACTCATCACAAACTTCATATTCATATCCGTTAACTGTTGGATATCACGCAAACTGTAATTTTTCAAAGTATTACCGTATCCCATCTGCTGGGTCATAAAGCGCAACATACGATTAGCCGAAGGCTTAACTTGGTTCATAATGGTAAGCGACTCAGTGAAGGTAATCATGTACCTCATCTTCTTCCTACGCAATAAGTTCGCAATGACATCGTCAGCCTGCGCATTGTACCCCTCGGCTATAGGAACAAACTGCCCCTTGCTATCCTTGTAGTACAAATCAAGGCCCTTTACTTTTTGATTAATCACCCTGTCTGCCTCCAGCAGGATTAAGTCGAATACTATGTTGTTCATTTCTTAGATTGTAAATTGCGATCCACAATAAGTGAATCCACATTAAGTTTAATTTTCTTCAGGTGCGATATAGTCTGCTTATGTCGGGTATGCTCATAGAATATCAATCCATTTAGAGCCCTCCCGAATTCAGTAACACTCATATCACCCTTCATCTTATTACAATCTCCACAGGCAGGTACTTTATTTGAATTACTCAACTTACCCCCTCTGCTCTTAGGAACCAAATGATCTACAGTCCTGCTGTAATCATCAAGCGTGCACTTACAATAAGCACATACACTTAAGTCTACTCCACTTTTACTTATCATGTTGCAAATATATAAATTAAATTTAAGAAAACAAGCACTTTGTGGGCACTTCTGTCAGAACAACTTGTGTATACTTTTTCACATACTAACTTATTAGTAATCAATAACTTACAAACACTCTCTATATACTGTTTATCTCTACATAGTCCTAACATAATATCATTGATGCCCATAAATAAGTAATTAGGTGTACGCAGTACCCCTGATTGATTATTGCCGGGATAGTATCAGCCTGTATAATAATCATTTATGTACCTCCACGTCTGGTACTTGGCTAGTACTACTACCCCTCCCCCTTCTATAAGGCTATACCCTTACTAATTTAATGTAATATCAGGCTATCCCCTGAAAAATATCCCTGTTTTTTTAAGTCCTATACATGGCGAGGTATCCCCTACCTTCACACAGGGAAAACCGAAATCGCTAACTGCCTCATTCTCAGCAACTTAACTATCTTTTTTCTCGTTCAAACGGGCTTTCATTGGGCTATCTCATTGGCTTTCAACAACTTAACTTAATATTATTGGCTTTCATGCTGTATTTATGCGTCGATTATAGATATACTTTGACCTTATTTTCATACCTAATTTGTGCCAAAAATATACACTATTTGTTGCGTTTGTTCGGGCTTAATTCGTACTAAAATTGGCTTATTTGGTACGAAATACCTGTTTTTTATCAATTTGTAAATACCTGATTTTCAGTTAGTTATAATTTCAAGATAACATTTCTTAAACTTTTTTTAGGTTTATTAAAACTTTATTACATATATTTGGAATGTCAATCGACGGGGCAAACGTGCCAATAAGCGTTAGATTGATGCACGGCGAAAAAGGTAACGCATGGGGCTCATGTCCACTACATACGTTACGTAATACTCGAAAGGTAGTCAAGCACTACCGATTGAGCCAATGGGTGCAAGTTCTTTGACATGTTGATAATTGACGGAAAGAATTACACGGGCCACGTCAAGCCTAGGCCATGCAAGTGAAAGCAATGTACTCGATGCGATATCGAAAGCATAAACCTATAGGAATATAGGGCTAATCTCTTTGAAATAAAGCTAGCGCCACAGCTAGTAAGTATGGGACAAATAAAGTCAAAGCGGGCAAATTATTGCCACGAAAATAAGGTTAACTGATGAGCTTTTATTAAGCGAAACGTGAGCAACTTGAAATAATTAGTTGCCACGTATTAACCAAATAATTTATTTACCAAATGGAAACAAAAACACAAAAAACAGCACGCGTTAACAAAGTAGTAAACGCAAAAACTACCACGAAAGTAGTTAACAAAGTGAACACTACCACAAAGAAAGTTGAGGTCGTGAAATACCTTAAAGAAGGTGTAACGGGCAAACAAATGATGAAAGCGATATTTGATGCCAATAACCGCCACAAACAGGATTTAGGTACATTTAGCCAATGTTTGAAACGTGCTATCGAATTCGGTAACGAAGAACTAACGGCAACTATCAAAGGCTTTAACGTCAAAGATTGTACACCGAAAAACTTAATTCCGTTACGTAATGAGAAGCGTGGTGCTGATGCGAAATTCAGCGTTTATGAGGTATTAATGCTTATCAAGAAATTCTACCAAACAAAGTAAGGTTAACTGATGAGTCCTGAATGGACGAAACACGAGGGGTGTACTGGAGCAGTATGCCCTTTCGTGTCTTAACCAATTAATATACCACAAATGAAAGCACTATTTATTTTAATGTTGGCAATCATGATGACATCACTTGCCTTATTATGCGCCTCAATTATGAGCGGAGACCTAGTAACGTTTGCATTTAGTACAGGACTATCAATCGTGTCCGTATTAGGAGCGTGCGTAAGCGCAGGAGTATTAGACGATAGAAGAGTATAAACCACAAAAAACAAAGAACAAATGAAAACACTATTTCACGAGCATGACTGCGACAACTGCACTCATTTAGATTCAGTAACAAGGGATGGAACTGACTATGACCTGTACTTTTGCGCTCAAGGAAGGAGACCAACTGTAATTGCAAGGTTTGGAAAGTGGGGCGAATACATAAGCGGTCTTGACTTCTCAGGCAAAGGCATACTAAAGGAAGCCGCAGAATTATCAATACAAAAAGGTCTATTATCAAAAGAACTTTGGATAAAAAGCACAAAGTAAACCACAAAAATCTACCATAATGAAAAAGTTTTTAGAACCTCAAGACCTTGAATTCCAGACGTGGGAAGAATTATTTTGCTACATATACGAGAGCAAAGTAAATGGTCAACACAAACAAAGTAAAGAATTGTATGAATCTTTGAGAGATACAAATGAATTCTACGAGTACCTTGAAATTAATTTAAACAAGAGTGCCGATGAATTAGATGAACTCAAGAAATATTACCGTTTAAACCACAAAAACAGATAACAAATGAGAGTACAAATTAACAAGGTTTGGAGTGCGGACGTACTGCGCCCAAGTAACAAAACAAATGTGTTCCTGTGCAATCCAGGAGAGGTCAAAGGACAATGGATAAGCATAGATAGATACGTCAAGCTGAAGGAATTGGTGCGCAAATACACCAACATTCAGGAGGTACTATACGAAGATCAAGAAGATTATACTATTCACTACTTAATACAAAAGCCATGACTATAGGAGAAATTATATATCTATCAATAGCACTCAACGTATTATTGACACTCAAATTAATAGCAAAGAAATAACATTCTGTTGTGGTAGATAGAGAAAGAAAGGCGTATCGTAATTGGTGCGCCTATTTCTTTTCCAATCGCTATCAACACGCAAATTTTACAAAACAACATGAGAAAACTAATCACAATCACAGCAATTATTGTGGCCATGAGTAGCTGCAAGAGTACAAAGTATCACACGTGTGATGCATACAAAACACAATACAAACCAATCAAACCCGAAAAACATAAACACCATGGACTTTGCGATGCATACAATTAAAGATATCCTGGGCTTATTAGATGAGTTCATAGAAGAAGGCAATGCTGTGTGCATTGATGGGCTATGGAGTACACAATGTGCTCAGTATAGCAATAGATTAACTAAAGCAGAGCTAATCAAATACTTTATTAAGGAATACTATCCAGAATATAACGACAAATACTAACAACAATGAAATTACCACAAACAAAAATCACCGTCAAAACCAAGAAAGGTGACGGCATCACGTATCAAATGAAGAGCAGTGCAGATGCTGCTAAATACTTCAGAACTATATTCGATGCAGATACAATACAATGGACAGAAGAGTGTGCCATGATTACACTTAATCGTGCCAATGAGGTTGTCTCAGTAGATAAAATATCAAGCGGAGGTACAGCAGGAGTAATTGTAGATGCAAAAGTTGTGTTCACTATTGCACTAAATGCAGTAGGTCATAGTGTAATCTTAGCGCACAATCACCCAAGTGGTAACCTAAAACCAAGTCAGCAAGACATCGAGTTAACTCGTAAGCTACAACAAGGAGGAGACATACTAGACATACGAGTCCTGGACCACATCATTCTATCGGATACCGGATACCTATCAATGGCAGACCAAGGATATATTTAATAACTAAACACAAAACAAAATGAAAAAGCAATTAACTAACGAAGACTTAATAAAAAACTTGATGAACTATAGCCCATACGGTGGACTATGCCAATCTTTTATTATGCAAGGACTTGAATCATTCTGCGACCATGTCATCGCAAACAAAGAAGAGATGATTAAGAATGAAGAACAAATGATGATTGATGGAAAGATACCAATGGTATCAATCAAAGGATGGGTCGGCACAGCTGAAGACATCAAGCAAAGAATCAGAATGTTCTATGAAGATGGCAAACTTAAATACTAATAACAATCTACCATGAAAAATATAACAGCACAAGCAGTCGATGCATTCATGAACGCACGACCATTCAAGAAAGACAACATGACAATCGAGGTATTGCCAAATGTCACTATCATGAAACTATTCGGTAATCGCATTGCATACCGATATAATGACCCTGAGCGCACTTTATCAATATCAACAACAGGTTGGTTCACTAGCACTACGAAAGAACGTCTCAACGCAATTCCTGGAGTACGTATACACCAAAAGAATTGGCAATGGTATCTCAATGGTGAGCAATGGGATGGACAATTAATAGATGTAAAAGGATTAGGAGTATGAAA